CTGTAGTCGGCGCTGTCGGGCAGGTCGACGTACACGGAGTCGGACAGAGGGTACGGGTCGTAGTTGTCCTTGCTCGGGTCGTCTTGCTTGGACTCGCGCGAGAAGTAGGCCATGACCCTGTTCAGCGGCTCGTCTCGGTTGGTCTCGAACTCGATGCCCGCCTTGTAGATGCAGCCCTCGTTCTCATCGAAGGTGTACATGATGGGACGGTTCCACGGGTCGATATATGGGCGGGCCACGATGGTGCCGTCCATGTCCGTGACCAGCTCGCCGTTGAGCCAGCCCGCGTACGTGTTCAACATCTCGCCACGGTTGGTGCCGAGCGGGAAGAAGACCTCTATCGTGTGGGTGCGCCCCGTGTCGAAGCCGTCCCCCGCCCTGATGTGGCCGTTGTCGTACCCGCCGCCCGTGCAGATGTACTGCATGGCCTCCCAGCAGTTGTCCCCGGGATGGCGCACGAAGTCGAAGATGGTGGAGTCCTGCGTCATGGCCCACATGGGTCCGTAGCACGTGAGCTTCCTGTTCGTTATGCCGAGCTTGGAGCTGTTGCTCAGGTTGCTGACGTAGAACGTACCCATGCAGAAGACGCCCGAGTAGTCCCCGATGCCGACCGACTGATATATGCGTATCATGCCGTCCATCGTGCGGCCTTGGGAGATGATGTTGTGGTAATCGCCCTCGGAGATGGTGACGGTTGCTTCCATGTGGTTGTCGGACTCGTAGGCGTATGTTATCGAGGTGCCCTCGGTGTCGAGTTCTATCTCCTCGGAGGTGTCGATGAGCGTGAAGGGGTCGACGATCTTGGCGTAGTAGCGCGTCGTGCGCCCCGGCGCTCCCCAGTCCGCCTCGGTAAGGCCGTATGCCATGTCACTGCACCTGCCTCATGCTTATCTTGACCGTGCGGAGGTGCCTGCAGCGGTCCCAGCCAACTTCGACGTCCTCGACCGCTATGCGCCTGCGCTCGCCGTCAGGGCCTCGCAGGACGCATATGCCCGCGAACATCAGGCGCTCGAAGTCCTCAAGCTCCTGATATATCTGCTCGCCGTACATGTGCTCGGTGACGATATCGAACTCAAGCGTTCCGGTGGCGCTGCCGCCGTTGCCGAACGCCACGGAGTCGTAGTCCCGCGTGGCGAACTTGACGGTCTCGCTCTCCGGCTCGAACGACCAGTTCTCGGAGACGTTGTAGCGTATCTCGACCTCTTGGAACCTATCCCAGTTGAGCGGTCCGATGAACATGCGGTTGTCCGAGGGAATCGCAGGTATGGTCACGCTCGCCAAGTCGGAAATAAGGTACTCGTCCGAACCGGGGTAGGTCTTGTGGCCTATCGCGTAGACCTCGAACTCGCGCTCAAGCGGGGGGTACTTGATGATATACAGCCCACCGTTGTCCACCATCTGGAAGTCCGAGTCGGCCATCTCAGTCGATAGCCCGCAGTAGGCTTGGTCGTAGCTTATGTCGTAGTCTTTGAGATCGTGGAGTCGAATCTGAACGCTGTCCCTGTTGACCTGCACGACCTCAAGAAGCGGTGTCGAGCACTTGGTGTGGTCCGCTACGCTCACGTCTCCCTCAAGGTAGCCGAACCACTGGTCGATGGGGTTGAACCCTGCGTTCATCCTGATTGAGACGTGGATTGTCTCGTTGTTCTGCGGAGGGCGCTTGAGCCACGAGTAGGGGATTCGGACGTATCCGAAACCCCCGTTGTAGCCCATGATGTTGCCGTACCAGTTGCCGCTCTTGAGCAGGTTCTCGCCGGTTTCCTCGACGTACACGTCCTCTACGGCGAACCTATCGTCGTTGCGCTGCCACGCGGGGGCGTCGTACTTGACCTGTATGACGCCCTCCGGCAGAAGCTGTACGGTCTTCAAGTAGTAGTTCGGAACGTAGCTGAACACGATGCTGTTGTTCTGAGCCACGTCGGAGAACTCGCCGCCCTGACTCTCCCAATACTGCTCGTAGTACTGCGTCTTGACGTGGACCTGAATCTCTATCGCGTCGTACTTGCGGGTTTCGAGCGCGTAGCTGCTTCCGAAAAGCTGCTCCTTCACAGACCCATACGGGCTGGGGTCCATGCCGGTCTGGTCGCTGTACTCGCCGATCTGGCTCAACTCGATTGCCCAGTACCAACGGCTGTTGTAGTACGTCTGGTGCGGGTTGCACTGGCTGGAAGGTATGCGGGACCAATACCAGCCGGACCATTCGGACCAGCCGTTATCGGACCCGCCCGTCGCGTCTCCGGGGCGCTTCACGTACCGGTAGCTGATGGCGCAGTCGATGTTCTCTTGGAACTGCGCGCCCAGCTCTGTCGAGAACACCACGTAGATGCTGTTGATGCCGTGATGCTCAGTGAAGCGCACCATGCTCGAATGGGCGCTCGTGGTCGCGTTGGTCGATATCCCCAAGTCTAGGATTGCCACTAGATAGCACCCACCCTTTCAAGCTCGTCGAGGAGATTCAATACGATGGACTGCACGCGGGCCGTGGTCCCGATGCCGTCGATGTAGATGTTGGTGTCGCTGCCACCGGCCCCATCGCTCGGTGCGGGGGCGAGGGCGGCGGCCGAGCCCGCGTACCGCGCCGCCGAGTAGTCGACGGTCATGGTCGGCGACATGCCGGTGAGACCGTCCACCACCGACCCCATCGCGCCGAGCGCGTCTCCGGCGCCGTCCTCGATTCCGAGCGCGAGGCCCTGCATGGTCCAGTCGCCGAACTGCCTGAAGAGCTTGGACGGCGAGCCGATGCCAAGAAGGCTCTTTGCCCAATCGACCGCACCGCCCACGACGCCGCCGATGGCATCGATGACGGCACCGGCCATGGACGAGATGCCGTTGATGAGGCCTTGGATGAGGTCTGCGCCCGCACCGACGAGGTCGAAGCTCGTGATAGCGGTCCAGATGTCCTGGAGCAGCGATGAGATTCCATCGAGCACCGCAGGGACGACCTGGGGTATCGCCTGGACGATGCCGTTGAAGAGCTGAACAGCCGCACCAATCAACGCGACGAGGAATGTTGGGATGTTGTTGATGATGTTCCGGATGAGCTGACCGACTGTGCTGATGATTGACGGGATCGAGTTAACGATTCCTGTCACGAACCCCTGGAAGAGCGAAACCGCAGCCTGAACGATCATCGGCAACCACGTCGGGACGTTGCTGATGATATTCGTGATGAGCTGGGCGACTGCACTCACGATTGCCGGGAGAATCTGGGGGATGATGGTCGGCAGCTGCGCGCCTATCGTCGACGCGAACGTCGTGATTGCCGTGATGGCAAGTCCGAGCAGGCCGGTCAAGATGGTCGGAAGCTGCTCGAAGAGCGACTGGAGCAACGTCGTGATTGTCGTGAGCAAAACAGGCAAAACCTGCTGAATCAGCATCGGAAGCTGGGTCGTGAGCGTTGTTATGCCGGTCTGGATGGCGGTCCCCATCTGGGTCACAAGACCGCTGAGTACGGTGACGAGCGCAGTCGAGTCGCCGCCGAGCGCCTGTTGTATGGCGGGCAGCACGCCCTGGAACAGCGACGGTATGCCCGAGACGAAATCAGACAGCATCGTCATGCCGCCAGTGATCGCGGGCGTGAGCGCAGACACCACCTGCGAGCCGACGCCGACGACGGACGCCTGGAGGTTGCCCATCGCGCCCTCGATGGTGCTGGTGGATGTCGCGGCCTCGACGGCCACGTCCTGCATTCCGAGCTTCTGCACGGCGGCGAAGAACTCGTCTGCTGAGATCTCGCCATTCTCCATCGCCTCGCGGAAGTTCCCCTCGAAGGCGCCGGCGTCGCGCATCGCCTGCTGGAGCGCGCCGGATGCGCCGGGGATGGCGTCGGTGAGCTGGTTCCAGTTCTCGGTCATGAGCTTGCCGGCACCCGCCGTCTGCGTCATGACCTGCCCGACGCTCTGGAAGGTGTCTGCGTTGCCACCCGCCACGGCGTTCAGGTTGCCCGCAGCCTCGGCGAGCTGCGCGTAGTTGTCAACGCCGTTCGCAGCGAGCTGGGCGGTGACGTTTCGGATGTCGTTGAGGTCGTATACGGTCTGGTCGGCATACTCCTGCGTGCTCGCAGTGAGCGCGTCGATGGTAGACGTGTCGATTCCCGAGAATTCCAGCGTCGAGGCGAACTTCTGCGCTCCGTCTGACGCCGCGACCATCTCGCCGGTGAGGCTCCCGATTGCGTCGAAGAGCCGGCCGCCGAGCTCTGCGGCGACCCCTCCCACGGCGCCCGAGAGAGCGGCCATGCCCGACGTGAGCTTTCCGGTCGACTTCGCACCGCTGGAGATTCCGTCCCCAAGCTCGTCGCCGAGCTTCTTCCCGATCCCCGAGACGTTGACGCCGGAAAGGGCGCTCTGGAGCTTGCTCTCGAAGCCGTCCATGCTCGGGAAGATTGTGAGATAGGCCTCGCCGATGTCAGCCATCCAGCACCTCCCCTCTAGGTCTTGAAAGGGCCTCGTTCAGCTCGTCGACGGTCATGGCCATGCCGGAAACTGTTCTCTTCTTCTCGGCCTCGAACGGGCCGACGAGCTTCGGTCGGTTTCGGTTCCTCTGGCCGTCTTTCGTCTTGCTCCACACGAGCCAGTTGAGGTCGTTGACGATCGCGGCGAGAAGCGTCCGCTCCGCCGTCCACGCGGCGCGCTCGTCATAGGCGCGCCACACGCGCGCCCCCTCGGGGAGCTGCGCCAAAAGGTCGGCGGCATGGAGCGTGGTGTAGTCGCGCCCCATGCCGTCGATATTTAGTCCGTAATGCTGCTGGAAGTCTGCCCGCAGCGCGTCAGGGTGCTCGGCCATGACGCGCGCGAGCGCAGCTAGTTTTTTGCGCCGACCTCGGAGAGCAGGTGGACGCAGAACTCCGTGAACCGTTGCGCGGAGCAGAACCCGTCATCGTCGCTGAGCGCGTCGATAATCCGGTCCTGCTGCTCGCCGAAGAGGCGGTCGAAGAGGCGCATGATGTCCTGCACCGCGTCTGGACCGCCCTTGTCCACGGCCGCGATGAGGCGGAGCGTCCGGATGTCACCGATCACGCGCATGTCAACGTCGACGGCGATTCCGTCCACATCGACCGTGCGCATGTAGCCGGGGCGCTGCCCCTCTGCGTCCATCGCGTCGGCCATGGCGCGGAGCTGCTCGGGGGTCATGTCAGGTACGAGTTCCATGAGCGCCCCCTACTCCGTGGGCGTGAGGCCGGTGATGGTCAGGTACTCGTACGCGGTGTTGCCGTTCTCGTCCGGAAGTGCCGCGAATGTGCACTCGCGGCCCATGGGGTCGGAGTCGGTGAGGTTCAGCTCGCCCTTCTCGATGAGCTTGGCGTTTGGCACGACGAAGCGGTCCACCGTCTTGGAGTTTGGAATCGTCTCGATGACCATCGGCTTCGCCGGAATCTCGGAAGAGTTGTGCTTGATGGTCATCTTTCCTGCCGTGACCTCGACGTTGTCGTCCCCGTACTCCATCTTTGCGACGACGGGGTTGACCTCGATGGGCGTGAAGGAGAATGTTTCGGAGTAGGTGGTCTGGGACGTGTAGACGGTATCGCCGCCCCATGCCACCAGATCCTCGGTGTCTCGTTCCTCCTCGATGGTCACGCCGTCCTCAGAGACGTACCCGATGCACTCGAAGGCCTCGTCGAGGGCGGTCGTGGCGTCGGTCGGCAAGGACGTGCCGGCGGGAGCTACGAAGATAGCGCCCGTGACCTTGGGCTTGCCGACGCCGACGGAAGTTGCGTCATTAGGCATTACTGCCTCCTGTTCGGTTGTGTGTTTTGACTTAAAGCTCGGTGATCAGGTTGAACACCACCTGCTGGCTGGACTGGCGGCTTGACTCCGTGGAGTCGTAGGGGCCTGAGTTGACCGTGACGCCCCTCACCTGCGGAATCTCGACCGCGCGGAGGAGCATGGCGTCTCGGACCTTCAGCGCAAGCGCCTCCGCCTCATATGCCGACCCCGACCAGCATCGAATCGCGATGACCGGGTTGTCTATCCCGATACTCGCGTCTCCCCCCGTGCGCGACACGTCCACGAAAGACATGGGGCGCGGGTCCGGGACGGTGCCGTATGCAGGGGCTCCGATGACGTCTGGGAGCCACGCGACGAGAGCCGCGACAACGGAGAAAGCCATGGTTACCCCCCATCAGTGACCCTTTGGGTACTCTGAAGTGAAAAACTCGTGCCCGTGCGCGTAGCCCTCGTATGTCGTCGGATGGACAACGTGGCCCTTGGCGAACTTTCCCTGCACTTGCTTCGTTGCAAAGTGCGAGCCGGGATGATCGTGGGCGTTCGTGAAGGCATTTGCCCCGCCCTCGGCCTTGCTCGCCTCGGACGCAAGGATGCGCTGCACCGAGCCGCCGTTCATCACGCGCTTGTATCCGCCGAGGTTGCCTTTGACGCGGCTGAATCCCTGCTTAGCCATCGACGCGTTCCACCTCTGCGGCCATGTCCCACGGCCCCGGCGTGCCGTCATCCATGTACGTCTGCGGGTCGCCGATGACGCGATATATAACGCCGAGGTACTGCACGAGGCATCCCTTGAGCGCCTTTCCGTAGCCTTTGGGGAAGTGGATGGTGTAGACCACGCGCACGCCCTCGGGTCGTGAGGCGTCGAGGTCTGACGTTGCACCCGGGGTGACGAGCACGCCATCAACGTCCTCTCTGACGTTCTCGTAGATGGGCGCGTTGAACGGGTCTTTCCCGACCTCCTGCCTGCGGATGACCGTCACGGAGGTCTTTGGGAGCAACCCGAAGTCCGGAAGCGGCGCTAGCATGGGGCATCACACGGCTCATTCGAGCCGTACCGGCCATCGATGACCGGGGCCACGGAGCCGATGCGCGCCCCGCCGAGGCCGAGCGCCCTCTTCTCGTTGCGCGTGAGGTACAGGTCGCCGCCGGGGTTGTAGACCGCGACGGACGCCGTGTAGCCGCCCGCGCCCTGGGACACGTTGGAGAGCCCCGCGTATGCGCCGCTCATCATCGAGCGGTGCACCATCGCGCAGGCGACCGTCTCCAGAACGCCCTGCCACGTCTCGTCACCGCGCATGGCGAAGCCGGGCTGGCTCGCGATGATGTTGGTGGCGTCCTGCAGGAGCGCGGAGACGCGCGCCTCGTCCTCCACCTCGCCGTAGCGGGCCTCGTAGTCGGCCACGGTGGCAAACGGGGTCATTCGACCACCTCCCTAGCCGATAGCGGCGAGCAGTTGGGCCTTGTTGCCCTTCTTGGGGAGCGCCACGCCGTTGGCCTTGGCCCACGCGCGAATCTCCGCGATGGTGGAGTCGGCGGTGGGCCTGTCGGTCGGCTCGGGCGCCTCGGTGGGCTGCTCGGGCTCGGCGTCGGCGACCTCTTCGGTCGGCTCGAGTGCCTCGCCGTCGAGCAGCGACCAGCCGGACGCGAGGCGCGCCGAGACCTTGCCCGGCGCGACCTCGAAGACGGTGCCCGTGTAGGGCTCTCGCATACTCGCCATGGCTACGCCTTCGGGTAGGTGTCGGTGAGGCGCTTGAAGTAGTCGTCGTCCTTGACCACGAAGCCGACCTCCATCTCCGCGCGCACGGCGAACATGTTGCGCTGGAAGAGGTTGATGGTGTTGGTGCCGTCGTTTAGCGTGGCCTCGGTCGCGTACTCCAGCTTCACGTCCTCGACGATGCCGTAGTAGGCCTGCGACCAGTCGCCCGCGAAGCCGAGCGTGTTGGCGGCGCTGGAACCGGCCTTGTAGGCGTGCTGTCGCGTGATGGTGCGCACGTCGAGCAGGTTGCCGCCGGGCGCGTAGCCGGGGAACTCGAGGTCGCCGGACTCGTTGCGGGCGGTCATGATGACGCCGTTGGCCTGCGGGGACATGATGAAGCCGTTGAGCGAGCCGCCTGCGGTGGCGAGGCTCGTCATGACGCCCACGACGGCGTCGTAGGTGCCGGTGTCGATGGCCACGGCGTCGGCGTTCTTGAGCGTGTCGAAGTTCTCGCCGGGGGCGTCGCCGAAGAGCACGGTCTGGTCGAAGGCGCGGCCGAGCGCGTTGGGGATGCGGGAGATGACCGCGTTGTAGAGGCTCGACAGATCGCGGCGGAACTGGTTGGAGAACGGAACGATGACGGCGAGCGTGTAGGGAACCATCGTCTTGTTGGCGAACGACGGCTTGCTCACCGGCTTCTCGGTGCTCTCGTCGGTCCACGCGGGGACGGGGTCGCCGGTGACGATGTTCATCTTGACGCCCGCGCCGGGGATGGTCATGCGATTGGCGAGCTGCATGACGGCGGAGCCCTCGGTCATGCTGGTGATGAAGACGTCACGCAGCTCCTGCGGCAGGGCGATTCCGTTGGTGCCGCGGTTGACGTCAATCTTGGTGGTGGAAAGTGCCATTTATGGCCTCCTTAGAGTTGGAGCGGGGCGAAAAGCTCCGCGAACTGCTCTTCCTTGGATTTCGGGGCCGGTCCGGGCTTGCTGCCGTCTCCGGGGAACACGTGCGCGGTCGGCTGGTTGGTGGCGAAAGCCTTGATGGCCTGCGCCTGTAGCTCCATCGCGGAGCGGTCGCGCTCGGTGAGCAGCGACGCTGGCACGCCGTACTTCTCGGACACCTCTGCGGCGTCCTTGGCGAACTGCGCGTCCGCCTCGTACTGGGCGAGCTTGGCCTCGGCCTCGTCGGCGCGGGCCTTCTCGGCGTCCGCGCGCTCGGCGTCGTTCATCGATTGAGCAGCCAGCTCGTCGTACTTCTTCGCCTTCTCGGAGTTGGACTTGGAGCGCCCCTCCCACTTGCGGGACTCGGCTACCGCCTTGTCGCGCTCGTCGGTGAGCGCCCTGACCTGCGCCATGAGCTCGTCCACGCTCGGCTGTGCAGCCTGCGCGCCCTCGCCCTCGGTCGTGGTCGTGGTTTCCTCGGCCATTCGGCCCCCTTTCCGCCCGTGCGGGCGTCGCTCTCGCGCCGTGCGGCGCTCCTGCTGGATCGGCATGAAAAAAGGCCCGTGCGGGCCTTGATTCCATGGTGTGCTGCAGATGGGCGGCGTTGCGTGTCTACCGTCCCGCGCATGACAGCTTGCGCACGTGTTTTTCGGCCCGTCGGCCAAGGCCCTCCCACGGGGCCGGTGGTCTATGCCCTCTTGCGCCCGGCCCTCTTCGCGCGCTTGGCGGCATCGCCGTAGGCGCGCATGATGGCGGCGCGCTCCTCGGACTCGGTCGTGCCCTTGCGCTCGGCGCGCTCGCGGGCCTTCTCATCGATGGCATCCTGCCAGCGGTCGTAGATGGCCTGCGGGTCGTAGTTCTCGACCTCCATGCCGTCCCAGCCAGGGACGCATCTACAATCGCACGCAGAATGCGTGTGATCCGCTCCAGCGGTTCCCTCGCTCTGGTACACGAAGCCACGGCTTGCGAGCATCAGGCAGAAGTCACACGTCTCCGCTCCCGTGGGAACGCGGGCGTACCGGACGCTCTTGGGGTCGCGCCGCCCGTTCTCGACCACCGACATGTTGGCCGAGCGCTTCATCTCGTAGTCGATGCGCTGCAAGACTTGGTCGTTGAAGGTGTCCACGCGCCCGTCGAGCACGAAGCGCACGAAGGCGCGCACCGCGCCCTCGGTCTTGCGCATGTCGAAGTCGCTGATTGCCTGCGCGCCCATGCGCTTTCCAATAACCAGCTCGCGGGCGGCGTCGTAGAAGTCCGCCGACGCCTGCGCGGCCATGGTCGTGTAGGTCGGCATGACGGCGGCGAGCGCCTGTATGACCAAATCGCGGCACTGCGCGACGTTCTCGGGCGTCCACTGGATGCCCCGCAGCACCTTGAGCACGCGCGCCTGCGCGTCGGCGGATATGCCGTTGACCTCCTCGGTGAGGAAGTCCACCGCGGCGCGCGGTATCGTCGCGGCCACTTACTCCACCGCCCGCGTCCCGCCGCCCATGAGCGACAGGATGGCGCGCTGATTGGCATTCGCGCCCATCTGCTGCACGACCTTCTGCCGCATGTCCTCGCCGAAGCCGAGCTGCTCCCAGAAGACCTCGGTGGCGGCGAACTCGGGCACGACGCTCGCGATCTTGACCATGGCGTCGGCCTGGGAGGCGATGGACGGCATGAGCGGGTTCTTGAAGTTCGCGGCGATCTGCACGCCGTCGTAGGCGTCGGGCGTCGCGTCGTTGGCGATGGCGAGCGCCATCTTGGCGATGGTCACCAGCGCCTCGCCGTTGCCCTCGTTGAGGTCCGTGACCTCCATGATGAGCGGCTCATTGGCCTGCGTGATGGCCTCGGCGCTCGACGGGTTGTCGTGGATGACGCCGAGCTGCGACACGGGGACGTTGGTCTCGCCCGAGAATCGCGCCGCGAGCGCCCGCATGTAGTCGGTGTGCGGCTGCATGGAGCCCTGCGAGAGCTGGCCGAAGGTCGGCGTCGTTCCGTCCTCGGTCTGGGAGACGGTGAAGATGTTGCCGATGTAGGCTTCCCAGCGCGTCTTGTCCTCGAATGGGTCGCTATCGACGCCAAGCAGGTACTTCTGCGGGCTGGTGAAGAACTCCGCCGAAATCTCCGTGCGCAGCGCCTCGCGCACTCCGCTGTCCGTGATGAACCGCACGGCGCGCGTGATGCGCGACTGGCCGAGCGGCTGGCTCTCGGTCGGGTTGTAGGCAAGCGCCTCCATGAGCGGTCGGCCCATGCGGTGCGCCATGCGCTCCACGCGGAGCACGTCGCGCCCGTCGATGTGGTAAGTCGCCTCGTCGGTGTAGAGCGCAAGCTCGTCCGGAGCGCCGGAATCGTCGTAATGCATGATGATGAGGCCGGACGAGATGCGGCCAAGACGCTCCGACCATTTGGCGGCGCCGTCCTCGGCGCTGTGCGTGACCACGATGACGGGGGGCTCGCCCGCCGCGCCCTTTGAGAGGGTCACGAAGTCGCACCCGGCGATGAGCTCGCTCTCGCACGCCTGCCTGTACTTGCGCTTGAGGTTGCAGCGGCGCACGAGCTGGTCGACCTGCGCGGCGAGCGCCTCATCGCCCACCGTGAAGCCGTCGAAGCGCGAGCGCGACGCCATGGCGGAGACGGCCTTCTTCGGCCAGCCCACCACCGTCTCGATGCTGCGCAGCGAGGGCGGGATGGAGATGCCCAGGTCCTTCAACACGTTCTCGCCGTCGTAGTAGCGGCGGCGGAGCTGGTTCTTGGCGAGGTGGCTCGCCCAGATGGCAAGCAGCTCGTCAATCTCGTCGGCGATGCCGTACTCGTCTCCGCTGAGCGTCAGAGCCGACACGATCGCGCGGCTGTCGTGCTTCAGCCGGTGCGACGGCGGCGCGCCGCGATGCCAGGTGTCAGGCTGATTCTGCATAGACAGCCCCTATCATCCGTTCATACGTTTCAAGCTGCGACTCGTGCACGAAAAGCCGCTCCGTCACGCGCCGGCTCTTGTTGTTTGCCGCCGCGCTGCAGTGCTTCTCACGCGACGCCACCTCCACGCACCCGGTCGGGGCCGTGTACTCTGACACGATGCACATGTGCTCGCACTCCGCGAGCCACGCGTCGAAGGCCTCGAAGTCGAAGTCTCCGTAGCACCCGCAGTCCGTCCCGCGATAAGGCGGGTCGCAGTAGACCACCGCCCCGTCGGGGATTGGCACTGACCGGTAGTCGCCCTGCAAGCTTTGCAAGCTCTGCAAACCCTGCAAACCCTGCAAGCACTGTAAACTCAGCAAGCGCTCGCAGGTCTGTATCCGCTCGCACGACTCGAGCTCGTGCATAGCCCAGTCGCGGCAGTCGTGGCCCAGCAGCCTGATGAAGCGGTGGTAGAGCCGGTAACGCTCTGCGAGCGTTGGGGCGACGAGCATCTTGCCCGCGCAGACCTTGACCTCCTCGACGTCTTTCGCGAAGAGGTAGTCGCGCCCGTTGTTCCCAAACGAGAACAGGTACCGGATGTACGGGTCATCGTCCTTCTGCGCTAGGAACTCCTCGCGCGTCGGTATCCGCGTCTCGTTCGCATACATTCCGTTCGCAGCGTCGATGAACAGCTGCGGGGCGTCGGACACGTCGTTCACGACGAACCTGCCCCACTTGCCCGACAGCATCGCGCAGTGCGTCACGGCGCAGCCGCCCGCAAACAGGTCCACGAGGACGTCGCCGGACGGGAGGTTTTCGACCACCCACCTCGCTATGCGCGACTTGCTGCCGCGATACGGTACGCCGTATCGAGCCATCAGTACACCACCGCCTTTCGTCCGGGTCTGCGTTTCGTAGTCTTGGCCTGCCACAGCGCGAGCGCGCAGGCCTCTATGAGCGTGGAGTCCGCGCCGCCAGCGTCCTCGAAGCCCACGCCGTCGCTTCCGATGCGGCGGCGGGCGGTGAGGGTGGCGGATGCGGTCAGCTCGTCCTGCCCGTAGTGGGCGAGGTCGTGCTCGGCCACGGCGTTCGTGAGCATGGACACGGCCTTGGCCATGTCGCGCGGGCCCGCTACCACGACGGCGCGCTTGGGGAATCCCGCGTCGGCGAGCCTCGTCGTGAGCGCCGCCGTGCTGCCGCCGTCGATGGCCACCGTGGCCACCTTGTCTCGGCGCGCGTCCAGCCACGCGGCCACCCAGCCGACGCCCTCGGAGAGCGGGCGCGTGTCCACCCACTCCACGTAGGCCGCGCCCTCGGCGGGGAGCAGGCAGTAGGCCAGCGTCGCGCGGTCGGGGCCGAACTTGACGCCCGCGCACGTGACGCGCGGCTCGGGCGGCTCGTCGGTCTCGCAGAGCGCCCACGCCTCGGTGTCGATGACGTGCTCGACGTTGCCCTCGGTAGGGCTCCACCACCCCAGCCGCTCGCGGGCGAACTTGTCTGGGGCCATGTCCAGCGCCTCCGCCTCGATGGTGGACTCCAGTATCAGGATGCCCAGCGAGGGGTTCGTCTCGTACCAGCGGTCGCGGTCGTTGATGTCGCCGACCTCGGGGACCGACCATTCCGCGTAGGCGATGCCCTCCGCGCCGGACAGCGCGCGGTCTCGGATGCGGCGCGCCACCATGCCGGGGGCGCTCTCGTCCGGCGGCGTGCCGGTGTAGAGAATCTGCGGGTTGGAGGACGCCGACAGACACGGCATGAAGCTCGCCTGCTGCTCGTCGGTCAGCTCCTGGTCCTCGTCAAAGACAAGAAGGTCGGCGTGCTGACCGCGCCCACCGTTGCGCGTGCGGGCGAGGAACTTTATCTTCCCGCCGTTGCGGAACTCGATGGCCTCGCGCCCGAGCGCGGTGCGGATGGCCTTCAGGTACTTGTGGAACTTCCTCTGGTCGAAGAAGCCCGCCATGTCCTCGAATGTCTCGGTCGAGGTCTTCTGGAGATGGCTCGTGTAGAGCACCAGCTCGTTGAGTGCGAAGGCCCCCCAGTTCATGCGCGGCTCGGTGGTGCCGAGCGTCTTGCCGTTCTGGCGCGGCACGTGCTCGCCGCACGACTTGGCCGCCCACCTTCCGTAGGCGTCGACGCCCAGCCACGAGCCGACCACGATGCGCTGCCAGTCGAGGAAGCGGAAGCCGCCCGCCTCCATGAGGGCGCGGCACTCCTCGAAGCGATTGGAGACGGCGGGGGGCTGGGCGAATCTAACGGGCTCTTGTCGCCCGCGTCTTGGAGCTGCTTGCAAGGATGGCGTCGAGGTCATCGTCTCCGTCCTCCACCTCCTGCACGCCAAGCATCTCGCAGAGCTGCTTCAGGGCCTTCGTGTACGAACTCATCAGGCTGTTGTAGCCGTCGAACGCCGGGTTCTTGCGGATGCCGCGCTGCCCGCCGCCGTTGTCGTAGGGGATGGCCACGGAGGACTTGCCGATGACCTCGCGGGCGTTGGCGAGCTTGCCCTCCATCCACAGGACGTTCTCCGCAAGCTCGACGGCGCGGGCGCGGGTCGGTTCGGGCAGGGACGCGCAGATGGCCTTGGCGCGGGCGCGGGCGTCAGTCATCGGGCATCGCCTTCACCGCTGCGATCACGTGGCGTGTGGCGAGCGCGTAGACGATGGTCTCCCAAAGGGATTTGAGCACCACGCCTGATGCGAAGGTCTCGATAAGCACGGGCGCGGGGAGCACGCCCCAGAATGCCGCGACCGTGAAGATGCCCATGTCGACGCTCTCCCCCACGACCGTTGAGAGCACGCACCGCAGCCCGAGCCTGCGCTCTCCATCGTGCTCGTGCATCCGCTGCATGACCCAGGCATTGGCGAGCGAGCCGATGATGAAGGATGCGAAGCTCGCCGTCATGGTGCGCGGCACCGCGCCGAGAAGCTGCTCGAAGGCGGTCTGCATCGAGAAGGATTCGATGCCGGGAACGGCGATGGTCGCGGAGAAGACGAGTACGGCCATAAAGCCCACGGCGAAGGTCATGAGCGATACGAAGCGCGCCACCCTGAAGCCCCACACCTCGGCCACGAGGTCTGATGCGATGTAGGTGAAGGGGATGACGAATGTGGCGCATGTGAGCGCGACGCCGAAGAGCTCCGTCTGCTTGTTCGTCACGATGTTGGACACGATGATGCAGCCCGCGCTCACCGCCATGCAGGCGAGAAGCACTAGCTGCTTCTTGGGGATGTCTTGCATCTAGCCTCCATGTAGTCCGAGAACTTCGCCCACTCCACGAGGGAGTGGAGCAGATTATTTTTGATCACGAGGCGCTTCCCGTCGGGGACCTTGCGCTTCCTCATCATTTGGCCGTCGAAGTCGTAGACGGTTCCCGATTTGTTCGAGAAGAGCCATGCCGTGGAGTCCACTGAGTCGAAGCCCGTGCGGGAAAGCCCGTCGAGCTTGGTGTAGCCGAGGCCGTGTATCTCGGCACCGTAACGATGCGCGGTCTGCGTGAACCACGCGACCGACTTGGCGAGCTGCCTCCGGATGTCCGTCGTCCCGATGGCAACGTACGGATATCGCTCGCACATCTCCTCGAAGCCGCGCGCCTTGCGGCATGGGTGCCACACGGGTATGGGCGTCACACCCGTCTCGCGCTCGAGCCAGTCGGTCGCGCTCCTCACCCAGTCGGTGCCCTTCACGTGGTCCAGGTCCATCTCGAAGTAGTCGCGCACGCCATGCTCGACTATGAAGCGCGCGTATCTCTCCACGTAGTCTCGAAGCTCGGCGTCATCGAGAGACCCCTTTCGCGAGATGGCGAGCGTGAAGGCTCCTGAATCGAGCATGAAATGCCTGAAGATTCCCACGTCCCCGTATCGGGACTTTGGGAGATTGTAGAAGCTCTCCAGAAGATTGACGTGCCGCGCACCGCCTGACTCCAGCCACGGCGAGAGCGTAGGCCAATTCCCGGCGGTGAGCACCCCGGCGAGATATACCCTCATGCCTCGAAGGTCTCTCCGCAGTGCGGGCACGTCACCGTCTTGCCCGGTGGCTCCGGCTTCTCATCCTCCCCCTCGCCGTAATCATCAAACAGGTCGTCTATGTCGGCTCCGCTCAGAAGCTCGCCGGAATCGAAGCCGAAGGCGCTCATGTCGAGGTCCGCCAGCCCGTCCAGCTCCTGCGCCAGAAGCTCGCTATCCCACTCGGCCAGCTCTCCCACGCGGTTGTCCGCGAGACGATAGGCGGCGCACTGCTCCGGCGTGAGGTCGGACGCCACGACCACGGGCACATCGGTCATCCCCAGCGCGAGCGCGGCCTTGTAGCGCGTGTGGCCGACCACGATCGTGCCGTCGGCGTCGACCACGATGGGCTGGCGCCAGCCGAACTCGCGGAGGCTATTCGCCACGGCCTGCACAGCGTCATCGTTGCGTCGCGGGTTGTCCTCGTAGGGGCGTACGTCGCCGATGGGGACGTACTTGACGCGGAGGTCCTTCGTGGGGACCACCCCCTCAAAAAGTTAGCCTTGTGCGTAAATTCTTATT